CCCTTGTTCTGATTCAACAAAAATCAGAGGTCATCGTCCTCAAGTTCGGAGTCAGGAAGGTCAATTTCCTGGTTTTCATCGTTGGAAGTATCGTAAATGTCCTAGATGCTCAATCCAAAGGTGACATTGTATGTTCCACCACATTGATCGCAGTAGAAACTTGCGTCAAATGTTCCACCCTCCTTGCAGTCGCCTTTCAATATGTCAAGGTCATCAACGGTGCATCCCGTAAACCCGCATCTGGGGCAGGTGTGCGCCTTGTCGGCTTTATGACTTTCCCTGAACTTCTTGGTGGATTCATCATATTCATCATCACCTGAAAAGTCTGTGGCGTTGTAGGAGCCGAATTCCTCAAGGTAGTCCATGAAGGATTTTGGATTTGTCTCAATCCACTCGCGGATTTGTTCATCGGAAGGCTCTTCATATGGTTCAAGACCAAGTTCCTATTCAAGAAGAGGATATTGCCTGCAGTCCTTCTTGACAATATAGTAAACGTCATCCCAAGACATTTCAACATCAAGTGGTTCAACATACACGGTTGTACCCCAATCCTGTATTCCAGGCGCAATGTCCTTTATGGATTCCTTGAACATCAGGATTTTCCCCTTGTTTGTTTTATACATGTTTCCACTTTCTGAAACATATTTCAGTTTTCCGTATTTCTTCGTGAAGTACCTGGACTTCTCAAATCTTTCCTTTGTCACGTTTATCTTCTTCATAGATTCGTTGAATTCGTTCCTGTTTTTGGCACGTATGGTTTCCAGGCATTCCGGTTCGCCGTAGATGTCTCCATTTGGCATTTCATATTCGCCACCCATAATGCTTACAGAAACTGGTTTGTCCTCAATGGCTGAATATTCATCGTATGCTTTTTTGCCATCTTCAACCGCATCGTCAAATGAATAGTAGATCTTTGCGTATTTCATTTCATCAACCACTTCGTATTCCCCGTATTCGTCCATACGTTCAATTTGCAGCGTGAACACTTCCTTCTTTTCGTTTTTCATTTCTTTATGTCCTCTTGTAGGGCTTTCAATCGTATTTTCGGAAACGGGCGTTGCCTTTGGCTTCATGTATTCGCCATCAACCTGGTCGGTCTATGGCATGTCTCCGCGTCCATGTGCGTTTGGCGTTGGCCGAGCCTCGTCCCTCATCACCAACACGTTGTTCCACAGATAGTTGATGGGTTCTTCCTCAATGTACTTGGCAAAGGTGTTTTGTGCATCTTCACTCATCGTGGACTAGCACCATTTCTTGAACGCCCCCTCGTCAATCGTGTAGAGGTTGTATTCTGAATCCACCGTAGCCTGTGGCAACTCTCCACCATCCTTCGCTATGAACAACTGCATCTGCACCAGCTTCAAAACATCGTCCGCGCTTTTGAACATATCGGACTTTATCACGCGCGCAATCATCTTCGCGTCGGGGTTCAAGCAGTAGATTTGGCTCCATCTGTGGTGGCCGTCAATGATGTAGCTTACCCCATCAACTTCAGCGACAACAAGTGGCGTGTCCTTGATTATGACGGGCTTTCCAGAGAACGCCATGTCAATCATTTCCGGACGCTTCTCCAATGGGAACGCCAGGGACTTTTCCATGTCAACCTCGAACTGGGTTGGATGGATGTTGCGTATGTCCATTTCCGTTGCGTTGGAGAATTGCACGGAAACGCCGTCGGGACTGTTGAACTTGTCAATGATTGCATCGCGCAAGTTCGCCACTTTCTAATCCGTAGCCAGTGTGTTCAAGTCGTCTATGAACGCCTCGTAGTTGTCATCCTGCAACGCCACCATCGCGTTGTGGAAATCGCGTTCCGTGTCGCCGGTTGGCTCTATTTCATTTATGCGCTTTCCACCAAAATCCGTTTTACGTTTCTCTTTCAATATCACTTTCATCTTAAAGTATCCTTATGCGAAGAACACCTCTTGCCCAAACGAGGTTTCCGCTCTCAAATTTTCCACTATCTTGTCAAGTTCCTGTTGCCCCTCGTCTCCAATCTTCGCCGAGACGTTTCCTCCACCAGGCAACGTGATTCCTTCGTACTTTCCACGAATCTGCCCCAACATTATCTTGCAGTATGCCAATGTCAGTTTCTTCACATGCTCGTTGCAGTACAGTTCATCAAGCGGTGGTTCAATTTCAGCCTCAATCACCATTGGAACGCCCCATCTTGGGTCCGGTCTACCGTGTAACTCCGGATACGGCCATAGTTCCGAATGGTATGGTGGCGGCAAGTTGCCGCATCCCCTTGGCTCCGGTATCAACACAAGGCGTTTCGCCACTTTGTTGTATTGCCAATCTGGGTTCGTGGAAAGAACGCGCTGTGCCATCTTCTTGAATTCAACGAAATTGTGGTACGTTATGAAGGAACCAGCAAGGTTGCCGCTTCCGAAGTTGCCCGTTGAAGTTCTGTTTATCATCCAAGGAAGCACAACGCCCCAACCGGAAAAATCCCAACCATACTGCACGTCATACACTTGCACAACGTTTTCCCTTGACAAGTCTATGCCCACGGCGGGAACGTATTCCCTTGAGGACTTCAACAGATACTTCTTTGGGAACGAGGCGTACTTGGTGTACATGTTCAAGGCGTTTTGTATTGCCGCGTCATAGTGGTTCTCACGAAGTTCAATGGTCACAAGGGGATAGCCCATCATCGTCATAACGTAGTCAATCAACTCGCGCTTGCTCTTTATAGCTGGATGAAGGAACGTGGAGTCGGGATCAACATGGACTTCCTCGTACTTGGGATAGTCTTTCAACGGTGTTTCTTGTTCCGTCTTGAGATACGTTATGTGTTCCGCTTCCCTTGCTTCGTGGATTTCCTTGTGCGTGGCATCACTTACGTCCGGCTTGATTTGCAATATGCGGTTCAAGCCAGCCACATTCAGTTCGGGAAGTTTGTCTGTTGTCGTTATTTTCATCTTAAATTTCCAGCTTTATGGAGTAGATGCCAAGGTCAGCGCATTTGGTGAAATCCAATATCTTCACGGGGACTTCCTTTCCAAACTGGCTTCCAACCAGGGTTGCCGCATCCCCTTTGTGGAACTGTTGGACGTATTTCTTCTTTGGCTTGCGTTCACCACTTCCTGAATTCAAGGAACCTGCAACTGCGGCAGCAACCGCCGCGACATTCTCAAACATCTTTTCTTTCAGGTATATGTCGCAAGTTTGGTTCTTCTTGATGTAATCGTGTATGTATCCAACTTCCTCACGTCCATCGTCGCCAACCAACTTCACTTCCGGCAAGTCGCCGAAAGCGTCCTTTATCTTCTTCCATCCCGATTTGAGTGAGTCCATGAAAGATTCGTTGTGGATTCTGCGCCACTTTATCCTATGTTGAATATGCGTTGCCATTTTG